AACCTGCTACGCTTGCAACCACGTTAGCCTTTCCGCCAGGCTACCTTCGTGCGTTCAAGTATAACTTAGCGTGTGAATTAGCCCCTGAGTTTGGCGTAGAGCCAAGCCCACAAGTGTCACGCATAGCAATGACCTCTAAACGCAACCTCAAACGTATCAATAATCCTGACGATATTATGTCACTACCATACAGCTTAGTGGCTACTCGTCAACGATTTAACATTTTTGCTGGTAATTATTGATTAAAATTAATGACTTAGGGATATAAAATGACAGATATAGCCATTTCAGCATTACCAGTCGCAACCGCAGGGGCAGGTACAGACCGTATTCCTATGGTGCAAAGTGGCGTGACTAAGCAGATTACTAACACGCTACTGTTTACTAACTCTACACTTACTACACCGATATTAGGCACACCACAGTCAGGCGTATTGACTAATTGTACTGGATTACCAGTAGCGTCAGGCATTAGTGGCTTAGGTAGCGGAGTAGCAACATTCTTAGCCACACCGTCAAGTGCAAACTTAGTTTCAGCCGTAACTGGCGAAACTGGTACAGGCGCGTTGGTGTTTGGCACAAGCCCAACACTTGCTACACCTACATTAACATCACCGACCTTAACTGCACCAGTTTTAGGCACAGTAGCAAGCGGTGTAATTTCAGCGTGTACTAGCACTAGCATGGTCATGGTAACGCCAGTCTTAGGTACACCTACAAGCGGTGTGCTGACTAACTGTACTGGTAGTCCTACATTTACAGATGTTAAAACATCAGGTTTATTAGCGACCACAGCCGCAGCGCCTACTATTGCAAGTGCAGCGACAATCGCACCAACTACGCAAATTGCTTTTGTAAGCGGTACAGCCGCAGTGGTAACAATTACAGCCCCAGCGCCTATCTCAGCAGGCGGAGGCACTATTACATTAATACCTACTGGCGCGTTCACATGGACAGCCGCAGGTAACATTGCCGTATTAGGTACAGCAGTCGTTAATAGGGCGTTGACTTTAGTTTACGATGTCACCACAACCAAATGGTATCCGTCTTACGTTTAATGTATGAAAACTAATATATTAGGTCAGTCTTATGTAGCACGTAGCATTAATGCGGCGGATAACCGCATGATCAACCTTTTCCCCGAGCAGACACCTGAAGCAGGTAAAGAAATTGGCTTTCTTAACAGAACGCCTGGGCTTAACTTTTTACAAACTGTCGGCACTGGCCCGATACGTGCATTATGGTCACATCAAACCAATGGCGTGGACTTCTATGTCGTGTCAGGCAACGAATTTTATCAGCTTGATAGCTTAACGGGTACACCTGTATTGCTAGGTGCTGTATCAGGCACAGGGCCAGTATCAATCGCAGATAATGGCACGCAGATATTCTTAGCGTGTAACCCTGATGGTTACATTTACAACGAAGTAACTAACGCCTTTGCACAAATTACAGATGTAGACTTCCCAGGCGCAAAAACAGTAGGCTATATTGACGGTTACTTCGTATTCAATCAGCCTGACAGCCAACTCATTTGGACTTCTGAAATACTAGATGGTACACAGATAGACCCACTTTCTTTTGCTAGTGCAGAAGGTTCGCCTGATGGCGTAGTAGGTATTATTGTTGACCATCGTGAAGTATGGATATTTGGTACAGATTCCGTTGAAGTTTGGTATGACGCAGGACTAACAGGCTTTCCATTAACCCGTATTCAAGGCGCGTTTAACGAGATTGGGTGCGTATCTGCATATTCTATCGCTAAGATGGATAACGGCTTATTTTGGTTAGGTACAGATGCACGCGGACAAGGTATCGTCTATCGTGCTAACGGTTACACAGGTCAACGTATCTCAACCCACGCTATTGAGTACGCAATCGCTCAGTACGGCAATATCTTTGACGCGGTGGCATACACCTATCAACAAGAAGGCCATTCGTTCTACGTGCTTACATTCCCCTCTGCAAGTGCCACTTGGGTGTATGACGTAGCGACTGGCGCATGGCATGAACGCGCAGGGTGGGAGAACGGTGTATTTACACGTCACCGTTCAAACTGCCAATGCAACTTCGTAGGCAATACGGTTGTAGGCGACTTTGAGAACGGCAACATCTACACGTTAGACTTAGACGTGTATGCCGATAATAGCCAAGAACAAAAATGGTTACGCTCATGGCGTGCTTTACCTACAGGGCAGAACAACCTTAATCGTACAGCTCACCATAGCTTACAGTTAGACGCTGAAACAGGGGTAGGGCTTAATAACGGGCAAGGTAGCGACCCACAGTGTATGTTGCGTTGGTCTGACGATGGCGGTCACACATGGTCTAGTGAGCATTGGGCATCAATGGGTAAGATTGGGCAATACGGCTTCCGTACCTTTTGGCGTAGACTTGGTATGACTGACAAGATACGTGACCGCGTGTATGAAGTATCAGGCACAGACCCCGTAAAGGTAGCCATAATAGGCGCTGAGTTACATATCAGCCCAACCAATGCTTAACATAACGCAAATACCAGCACCACGGGTTGAATTACTTGACCCCCGTACTGGCTTAATGTCACGCGAGTGGTTTATATTTTTTAATAATATATACACCATTGTAGGGGCTAATCAGGGCATAGTGCAGATAACTAACGGCGGTACAGGCTTATCAACCTTACCGACTAATGGACAACTGCTGATAGGTAAGAATGGCGAGTATGCGCTAAACACGCTAACAGCAGGGGCAGGGTTTACAGTAACCAATGGTGCAGGCACAATCACGCTAAGTATTAATGCTACAGGCGTAACCGCAGGCACGTATGGTTTAGCGGCTAAAGTAGGACAGTTTACTGTTAATGCACAAGGGCAGATAACGGCGGCAAGTGATGTAAATATAGCGATTGACGCAAGCCAAATTATTTCGGGTACAATGACTGGAATTGCTATTGAGAATTGCGTGATAGGCGCAACAACACCCGCCGCAGGCACGTTTACTACTGCCACTGCGACTAAGTATGTAGGTATTTCAGGAGGTACGTTTTAATGGCGCAAACAGGATTTACACCGATAGTCACCTATAACACCGCAACCGCTACGACTGTACCGAGCGCGGCTAATCTTGCTCAAGGCGAGTTAGCAGTCAATGTGACGGATAAAAAGCTCTACACCAAAGACAGTGGCGGTAATGTTGTTCTGCTTGCTAGTAATGGCGGTGACGTAACAGGGCCAGCGTCAAGCACAAACTTAGCCATACCAACTTTCAGTGGTACAGGCGGTAAGACCTTATTAAATAACTCAGGGGCTACTATATCCGCGGGCGTTATTACTGCTACAGGCTTTTCAGGGCCATTAACAGGTAACGTCACAGGCAACGTAAGCGGTAGTTCAGGCTCATGTACAGGTAATGCATCTACAGTCACTACTAATGCTAATCTAACAGGCCCAATTACATCAGTCGGTAATGCCACTAGCATAGCAAGCCAAACAGGTACAGGCACTAAGATTGTAGTAGATAATACACCAACACTAATCACACCAGTTCTTGGCGTAGCCACAGCCACTAGCATTAACAAGATGGCGATTACTGCACCTGCAACATCAAGCACATTGGCAGTAGCAGATGGTAAAACGCTTACTGCTAATAAGACACTTACACTAGAGGGTACTGACAGCACAACAATGACGTTCCCTACTACTTCTGCTACGATAGCTAGGACAGATGCAGCGCAGACGTTTACAGGTACGCAGACTTTTGGTGAAACTATATTAGGTACTAATGCGGCTAAAGTATTTGCTTCAGGCGGTGTATCAATAGGTAATACCACAGACCCAGGTGCTACTAACTTAAGCGTGACTGGTACGATTGCATCTACTGCTTTAACAGCATCACAAGCGGTGTTTTCAGATGCAAATAAAAAGTTAGTATCTAATGCAATAACAGGCACAGGTAATGTTGTAATGTCTGCATCACCTACATTTACAGGTACGATTGTTAGCGAAAGTCAAACTTTAAGCACTTCGTTAGCTCTTGCAGGTGCTGCTTCGGCTATATCAGGATATTTTCAAACTATTAGCAATACTTCTAAATATGCTTGGGTATCACAAAGTAGAGATGGAGGGTCACACGCTATTGCCGCATTTAGAAACGTAGCCGATTCAGACATAGGCTCAATAACTGGCAATAATGCTAATGTAACTTACGCTACTTCATCAGATTACCGATTAAAAGATAATATATCGCCAATGGTGGGGGCATTAAATATAGTTTCTCAATTAAAACCTGTTACCTATACATGGAAAATAGATGGCTCTGATGGGCAAGGTTTTATTGCACATGAACTTCAAGAGATAGTACCTGATTGTGTAGTTGGTGAAAAAGACGCAATTAATGAAGATGGATCAATTAAAGCACAAGCAATAGACACATCATTCCTAGTAGCTATTTTAACTGCCGCCATTCAAGAACTAAAAGCAATAGTAGACACACAAGCAGAACAAATTAAAGTATTGGAGGCAAAATGAACGAAATCTGGCATCCTTGCGCTGGTTACGAAACTCACTACGAAGTAAGCAATCTTGGTAATGTTCGTTCTATTGAACGCATGGTTTTACATGAAGAAGGTGGTTTAAAACGCAATCCAGCAAAACAACTAAAAGCAGGTAAAGGTAAAAATGGTTATTTAACTGTTTCTTTTTCTGTTGATTCACTTAAAAGTAATCATTCTGTTCACCGATTGGTTGCTAGGGCATTTATTGAAAACGAATCAAATAAGCCACAAGTAAATCACAAAGATGGCAATAAACATAATAATAGTCTTAATAATTTAGAATGGGTAACACGTTCTGAAAACATGAGGCATGCATTTGATGTGTTAAAAATTGGTAAACGCCAAGAACAACAAGCACTTATCACATCACTCACCACAAGACTAGAACTATTGGAGCAAAAATGACAACCCTTATACCTAAATATTCAAAAGTTACATCAGCTAACAGAACAATAGCTGAAAAGTTTTCAGAAACTATATCGGTTAAAGATTTTGGCGCAGTCGGTGACGGAGTAACTGATGATACAGCAGCTATTCAAGCCGCTTTTGATTATGTTGCGGCCAATAGCGTAGGGGATCATACGGCAGTTACAGGGTATATAGGCTATTCATTTCCTACGTTATTATTTCCTACAGGTATTTATTTATCAGGGCAAATATCTACACCTAAGTATTTTAAAGTTATTGGTGAATCATCAGCAGTTATTAAAAGTCTTACGGGGACTACTTCTGTTTATGCAGGAATATGGATAGATAGTTGGGTTGTTAATGGTTATATTGATGGGCTTAGTTTTTTATACTTTGCTACTGTTTTACAATGGGATTCACATAATATAAATGAAAGTTTCCATACGTTAAAAAATATTAGCATTTCATGTTGTTCTATATTTTTTGACCAAATAAGTTTTGATGCTTGCCGAAGTACAACAACTGTATTAGATAGAATCCATGTAGCGGCAGGCGTAGCTCAAGCGGCTCGTATTTATTCAGACATATCTACAATTAGTAATTGCTGGTTTTATCATACTGAAAATTCATATCAATGTTTTATTGATTCACATTGTTATTATGTAAACAATATTTGTGTACCTATTAGTGGAGGTACAGATAAAGCACATATTTTCTTTCAATCACATGACGAAGCTCGATCATTAACAATTGAATCTTGTAGGTTTGGTGCTGAAGCAGGACAATGTCCAGTTGTGGTTGTTGGTAATATGTTAAACCCTTATGTAGGTACACAATATACCAATAGAGGCGTTACTATATCTAATAGCCACATGGCATCTTATGGGGATTTTGACCCATTAAGTCTTGGTGCTGTAAGAGCAAACGTGGTATTACTTGATACAGTATCTGTAGATAATACAATTAAATATGTTAAATTTAATAATTGTTATGGTGGCCCTGATTTAACAGGGGGTGTAATTCAACATTACGGCACTAAAGCAATTACTGATGTAGTATCAGCCGAGTTTGTAATTGAAGTTGACCAATCTTCAGCATTTAGTTTTAGTTCAGGACTTTCTAAAATATGCCCAACATATTTTTTACCCTATTTATCTACGCCAATTCAAATAAGAAAAACTGAAAATCTATCATTAGGGTCAGGAAAAATTGCTACTATTGAAACTGCAACAACGGGAGTATTTAAAACAACCTTTACCGTAGATTTTCAATTCCCTACAACATATCCTACGCCAGTTCTTTTAGAAGTAATTTTAATAGGCAGAGGGGATAACGCTTTACCAAGCACGTCAGGAATTTATAGCTCTTTTGCTAAATATTTACTTACTATAAACGGTACTTATTCAGCAGGGGCGAAAGTATCTATTGCTACTGCGGTTCAATTAAACGTATCGGGCGCAGCTAATAGCGCAGCAATTTCTTCAGCCCATTTTGGGTCAGCAGATACAGGCGCAACTACTCAAGCATTAAGTGGAACAATTGGCGCTAATGTATATGACGTAACAATTGTATTTGGTACGGAGTTAGCTAATGCTGATGCGTATATTCGCCCACTATATGATTTTAGTTTTGCTACATAAGGATTTTAACTATGGAAAAACTATTTAAATTATTTATGAAGCTGTCTAGCCCACGTATTCCATTACCGCTTGATAAGCAAGCTCACTTTGCTACAGGCTTTATTGGTGGCGTAGTTATCTCATGCTTTTTAGGTTTTTACGCAGGTGTTACAATTATGGCAACAATAGCATTTGCCAAAGAAGCGTATGATGCTCATAATATAGGTCATACAAGTGATGTTTGGGATTGGGTAGCGACCACGCTAGGCGCAATTTTAGGAGCAGGATTATGGCAGTTACTTTATCACCTTTAGGTGGCGCAGGTTGGCAGTTCTTTGATAACAGTGGCGTACCACTAGCAGGTGGGCTACTGTATTCTTATGAAGCTGGCACAACCACACCCGCACCGACATATACAACCAGTCAAGGTAATGTTGCTAATACTAACCCGATTGTACTAGACGCTGCTGGCAGACCACCAAGCGAGATTTGGTTGGCTAATCAGCCTTACAAATTAGTCTTAAAGACATCTACTAGCGTGTTGCTATGGACAATGGACAACATTGCGGGGATAAATGCCGCAAGTGCTGAACAAGCGTATCAAACAGCCACAGCAGGACAAACAGCGTTTACTGTAGGCTTTACCTATACTGTGGGCAATAACAGCCTAAGCGTGTTGGTCAATGGGTCTAAACAGATTGTCACGCTGAACTATACCGAAACATCACAAACTGTAGTAACGTTTGTTGACGGGCTGAACGTGGGTGACATTGTAGAGTTTGTGCAATAATGCCGATAATGTCAGATGAATGGCAAGCGCAAAACCAAGCCAACAAACACCGTTGGTTTTTAGGTCATGCAGAAGCGATAGACTTTATAAACTGTTTCTTTTCTGCGGTAGAGTTGTGGGATGACTTAATTGATAAAGACGTTGAGGTATCAAATGAATTTATTAATACGGTGTTTACAAACTTAATGTTTGTTCTACCGCAAAACAAATGGTTTACCAATAACAGCCATT